GTTACTTCAACATTTATATCAGGTGATTCATTATCAAAGTTTTGAGCAGAAGCACTTACGGTTAATACAGTAACACCCGCATCAGCCCAAGCTGTTGCAGTTCCACCAATTGGATTTGTACGATTCTCCCAACTACACCCATCTGTATTTTTAGGATTATCACCAAACTTACCACTACCCTCTTTCCAAGATTGTGATATTGGTTGAATAGCTAATCTGTAAGATGTATCGTTCAGTTCAGCATTACCTTCAGCCTCATAAAGTCTTAAATAATATTTAGCATTTGATGGTATTGTTCCATCTGATACTGATTTAGATAACTCAGTAAATTCAGTTCCACTAAAATTAACTAATGCTCTTGTTGGATAATTAAATGAACTATTATAAAATTCTTTCTTGACTTCAAGTATTTGGTCTTTTCCAAAGTTTTGGTCTTTGAAAGACTCACCATCTATTGTTGATGAACCACTTGAAATCCAAGTGTCTTGTGATGGAAAAATAAAATGATGCATTATCTAACTCTCCCTTGTATGTTTTGGTTTGGATTCTTTAATTCAAAAACCGTTGGTGTTGATGTTAAAGGTGGTAATACAATTGTACCATCATCTGAAAGAGCATCTTGGAAATCATACTTATACCCATATCCAGTTGTACCACCATCTGCGGTAATGTATCCAGGATCATTGGCCTCACCGTTTCCATTTATATCAACTCCAGTATCATCGGTATGTGAATATGTATAAGTAGGTGAATTTAATAACTCACCATCATTATAAAAATAATCTTTTTCTTGAGTAATTGTTACATGTCCAATAGAACGAACACCCTCTACACCCATTAATTCATATTCTAAATTACTTTTATAAATTGGTTGATTAAATTGCATTTTTTCAATTCTAAAATAATCTTTTATTTTCTGTATACAATTTAATTTAACTTCTTGTTTATTTGCATATTTTTCAGCAACTACATCAAACATTACACCAAAGTTAACAATATAACCATCATTTAGTGTTATGACATCTGTCATTAATTTGAAATTTTCTAAATATTTTTTTATGTTTGTCATTAAAGTCAATGGTAAATTATCACTTGTTTTAGTTGTTAATGTATTTGAATTACCAACTAATTGTTTTTTATTATTGTATCCTAATAAATAAATGTTGATTGTTCCTAATTCTAATTCTCTAGCTAAATTACTTATATCAGGTGTTGTAATATTTCCAAAAGTAGAGGGAAAGGTTAATGATACATCTAATCCTGCAATAAAAGCATCTATAGGTAAATCACCAGTTATTAATTGTCCCAATTGAGCTCTTACATTAGTACTATTAAAATAGACTGACATATTACGAATACCGACTTGTACATTATTAAAATAGTTTTCTAATGTAGTTAAATTAGAAGTACCAGCAATTTCAGGTGCTTCTCTCGTAACATATGCTTTTGCTATGTTACCAAACTTACTTGGTATGTTTAATACTCTAGCTTCATAATCTTCTTTTGTAACACATCTGTTTTGTGTTGTGAAAAACGCTTTAGCTCTTTCTTTTATTTCAATTGTATCCTCTTCATCCTTACCACCACGAGCTGGATTATTATTTGTAACAGTATCAAGTGTAGCACCACCATTAATAGCTGGTGTGATTCCAGTTGGTACAGTTGTTAAATCTCCACTTGGTACATTTGAGTTTATACCACCACCCACTCTATAAGTGATGGTTAAAGTTATGTTGTTTGGTGTTTCACCTAATGTTGAATACTCATCACCCAATAATGGGTCAATAGATTCATTCAAATCATTTGTCTGACCAGGAATAACAATTCCAACTTGTTCCATATCAATGAATCCCTCATCGATGAGTTGTCCATCTTTTAATACACCATTACCAAATACAAGTGAAGTTGTATTATCTAAATTTGTTTCACGAGTAAATCTTTTTCCTGTTGTGATATAGCTCAAAGAAAATGGTACAGCTGTAGATGATTGAATACTACCATCCTCAGTTGAATAAGCTGAATCCCTATTAATATCATCTGTATAGTGAGTGGTGATTGGAACTTTATCTTGTGCTAAGTAATCCACTTCATACCAATTTTGTCCATTTGAATCCACACAAGAAATAATATCAATAACATTTGTGTCTGGTATGGTTATGGTTTTAAATTTTTCAGGTACCCCAACTTGAATTGTAATTGTTTTTTGAGTTGCACTCATAGCTCTTACAGTTCTTGATAATGTATAAGTTGAAGCTAAACCACTACCATCTGTTGAACCAATCGTATTAGTATCACTTGAACCTGTAATTCTAAAATCAATTGGTTCTAATGTTGTAAAAATAGTATCTGAATTAGAATCAGAAGTTAATTCAATCCCCGCATCAAATACACTAGCATTTGAATAATCAACTTTAGACACATCACCACTTGAAGCATTTACATTTGAAGTAAATGTTAAATCAACATAAGCTGGTACAATTGGTTTTACTTTATAACCAAACATCTTAGCCATAGTGATTATGTTTCTTCTCTCCTCCGCTAATGGTAATAACATCTCTTGATATTGCTTATCAATATAAAAAGACAACACATCACCAACATAAGCGTTCATTTCTAATAACATCATACCAGGTGATGTCTCATTGAAATCACGATATGTATCTGGAAAATAAGATTTTGCATAATTCATCAACGATGTTTTTAATGCACTAAAATCTTTATTTAAATAGTTTACATTTGATTCTTTAAAATTGTTTTTACCATATGTTGGCATTATCTATCTCCCTCTAATATTTCACTATTAAAATCTAAAGTTACAGAATCTAAAGTGTTTGGGTCTTGTTTAATGTTAAATAATATTTTTACTCTAATTTCATTCATACCTATACTCGAATCGTCATCATTACTTAAAACCTCAATATTTCTTACCTCAACAAAAGGTAACCAAAATTCAAACTTATCCATTATAGCATTTTGAACACCAATTAAATTTTCATTTGTAATATGTTCAAACAATAATGTTCTTAAATTTAAACCCAAGTTTGGTTGAAAAAATCTTTCACCTTCATTGGTTTGTAATAAATTTCTTATATTGTTTTTTACAGCTTCAATAGTTGTTGAAGTTGATGCAAAAAATCCATCTAACCCATCACCTCTACGAATTGGTAAATCAATACCAATTTTGACATTAGTATTATTGTCTTGAATATAAGGTTTTCTTGATGTATCTTTAATAGCCATTATAATAAATCCTCAATATCTTCTCTAATTAATTTTACAGTTGTAAACTCTCTTTGACCATCTTCATCTTCAACATCAAAATCTTCATCAGAATCAGGTGGTTCTCCAATAAATACAAAACCAGTTGATTCCAATCCACCATCATCTTTACCTAAATCCATTGGTGGTAAAATTGAACCACCTTTTAATAGGGGAGTCACAGCTTTTTCTATTTCACCTTCTAACGAATCTATTAGTGAGCCTAAACCAAGTGGGTCTCCTATTTTTTTTAATGTTTTTAGAATTGGTCCATATTCACCTAACATAGTATCCAATTCAACATTTACCAATTGTTCTGGTATTTTAAATTTTTCTACAACAACAGGAGCATTTAATTGAGTAATTCTAAATTCAGCTTCTGTTAAGAATCTAACAATTGCTTCTTTAGTATATTCAGCTTCACGTTCAATAAAAGAACCATTCGAAGTATCAAGTGGTTTTGTAATACCTGTATCTTCAGCTGCTTTTACTTTAGCATCAATTAAATCTTGTTTTAATCCCATTATTATCTTCCATGTTTCATTTTAGATTTTTCTTCACTTTTCTTTAACACTTCACTATAATCTTTATTTAAGAATTGACTCATTGGGTCACTTGATGGAACTTGTTGTGGTGTATTCTTCATCATATCACCATATTGTCCACCAACCAATTCATTCATTCTATCAGTTGTAAACTCACTACCACCTAATGTTTTCCATTCACCATCACTAGCTGTTTCATTTAATACATCATTCAATACCGAATTAGATGTAAATGATTTTTTCTCAACTATTTTTTTAGGTTGAGATTGAGTTGGCTGTTTCAATTCAGTTATTACTTCTTGAATTGCCATAGCAACTTCTTCTCTTACTATTTGTCTAATTGTTTTTCTTGTTGTTTTCGTTTTCATAACTATCCTTGTTCTATTTTATGTTTTGTACTTGTAATATTTTCTATCTTACTTGTAATTTTTTGTATATCTGCTTGTATAGTTGGCATTGGTGATTGTGGCCCTAACTGAGTTGTTATAGTTATTGATGGTATTAAACTAACTATATCATTCAATACCTCTTTTAAAGCTTCACCCAATACCATTGACTCCATAGTAGCTTTATTTTTATTACCAATATTTACATTTTCTGATATAATGTTTAAACTTGTTGGTGAAGTTAAGGATAAATGTCTACCACTACCAATATAAATATCTTTTATTGATGATACAAAAATATCATCAAGTTTTGAATTTAAAGTTATTCTATCTGAATGTAATAACATTTGATTTTTATTCCATCCATAAATTGTATCTTGAATATCAGCACCATTATTTAAATCTGATTGGATATTACCAATTGGATAAGTGTTGTTTTCAACACCATCTGATGATAATTGGAATCCAAATTTTTGTTCACCATCACCATCTCCATCAATATAACTTTCAAAGTGTTGTGCTAATGTTCCATTTGAAGTTATAGTTATTAAACTACCATCACCTAAAGTTTCAGAATAATTTCCTCTACCTCGTTCATTCGATATAAAAATGTATGGGTTGTTACTCCTACTACCAACACGAATACTATTACCATGCCTACCCTCAATTAGATAATCACCAGTAACTTCATTAATAGATGTTCCATAATCCAAATCTTCATTTCTAATTTTTTGTAATCTACTATATAAAGCCTCTTTGTTAAAATTTAAACTTTCACCACGTTCACCTCTTTGTGTATTTTGTAAAATATCTTTATTTTGTATTGTTAATTCTTTTTTATAATTTAAATCATCATTCCAAGTTGGACTATTGTTGATTGTATTAATCGGTCCTAAATAATAATTTATTTTTCCAATAGTACAAAGTAATACTGGATCACCTTTTGTTGGAATATCTCCGTGATTTCTTAAAAGGGGAAAATATCTATTATCTTCACTAAAAGATTGTTGTCTTCTTTTTCCAGTTGTATTTGGGACATGTGATACAGCATAAATAGTATTTATTGAAGTAGGGCCTTTATAACCCAACGACTCTTTTGAATGAACAGCATCCATACAATATCCAGGAACAAATTGTAGATACACAGGTACAGAATATTCTTTACCTGCAAATCCTTTTACTTTTTGTCCTGAGAATGTTGTAAATGTTGAACCCATTTAACTCTCCGTAATATTTGGGTTTATTGTTTTATTTTTTATACCTTCAAGTCTGACTTGTTCGTTGTTTAAATCATCAACTGTATCTTGAAGTGTTGACATTAATTCTTCTTTTTCTGAATCTGATAATAACATTGATTCATCAGAATCACCTTGTGATTTAGAAATAATTCTTTGTAATACACCAGCAAGTTTTACCAAGTGTTCATCATTACGAACAGCAGTATCCATATACTCTTTTATAATAGGAGCTACCATTACCACATCATCAATGGTTGTTATGAATCCATGTATTTCTGATATTAACAAATCTATTTGAACTTTACGCTTTGTAGTGTTTTCATAAATATCTTTTGTTAAATCTTGGAAAGTTTTCCCTTCAAATATTTCTTTTTCGTCTGACATATCATCTCCTATAGATAGACTTATTCATATATAAATATAAAATTTGTAAGAAATTGTCTGAAATAAAAAACCCTCATTTAAGAGGGTTTAGTATTTAAAAGAATGAGCCAGAATGACTGTGAATTATTGTACCATCTTTATGGTATATGTTTTGAAGTTTTTTATAGTGTTTTTTCAATACATTGACAACCGATGTAATATGTGCTGTTTCTACATCAGTCATTTCTCTAATTAAGATATAAATAGCCTTTTTATTAAAGTTTTCTATATCTTCTCTCTGTTTCATTAAATCAATAATCGCATATCCAATTCTCAAATCTCTATCTTTTTTAAATATACTATTCATATTTGAATCAAAGTATTCTATAATTTCATTCGTTAATGTTTGTATATCCGATTCTCTATTTACATCAATACTTCTATGTCTATCCAAAACATCCATCTTATCGTGAGTTTTCATTTTTTTATAATTGTTATTATTGTGAAGAATCAAATAGTTTTTAGCAACTACTGAAAAATAACTAAATGCTTTTGAACCTTTTGTATGGTCATATTTGTGCATATTAACTACCATAAAAGCAACCACTTCGTGTTTTATATCTTCAAATCCATAATCAAAATAAGTAAATTTAAATGTATTGATTATATTTTCAGCAAGTTTATCAAACGCAGCGTGTATTCTGGTACCGTAAATTATATTTCTCTCATTGTCATCACTTGATGAATTATATTCAACAACTGCATCTTGAACTTCTTGTCCGAAATATACTTTACGCTTTTTCTTTTTGACTATTTTTTTAATCTCCGCTTTTACATCATTAACTTCTTTAGTTTTCTTTTTTGGCATCAGTTGTCTCCTCTTCAAATATTCCATCTAAGGATAATTGAATTTGTTTTAGTTGTTCAAAGAAAAAACCAGTTTCATCATCTGATTCATAATGTCCTTTTGAATCTACAAGCTTCATTTTGTCTGTTGAGAATTTAATTACTTGTTGAATTTGTAAAATAAATTCCTCGTATTGTGTTATTCTTCTTAATGAATAAAATAATAATGTAGAAGAAACTACACTAATTAAAAAGAATATTATTGCAAATGTTAACCACATATTATCCCCTAATTAAACAATTCATCAAATTTATTTTTGAGATTGTCTACTTGTTTTTGTTCGTCTTTTGTTTTTGGAACTTTTGTATTCATTACTTCACCTGATTCTTCACCACGTTTCCATTGGTCAAATTCAATGTGAGTTGCCATCATATCAGCTTGATGAAGAATGTAAGCCATATTGGAACGAAGATTAAAATCAGGATTGTATGACATCAAATAAGATTTATTTGCATCATCGTATAATCCATCTGTTAGTTTAATTCCAAGATATTCCTTCTCAGTAACCTTAACTCCATAATGTTGAAGTAACCATAATCCTCTATCAGGTACTTTCATATACTGAAGTTGTGGATTGTGTTTATAGATTGAACCTTGATTCTTTCTATGCCAATCTGAATCTTGTGGAATGTAATAGTCGTGTTCCAAATCACCAACCTTACCTAAGTCGTGATGTAAAGCAGCAAAGACTAACTCCTCATCCGTGAAGTTAATCTCTGCTCCGTTCTTCTCCCACAATTGTTTTATCTCAAGTGAGTGACTTACAATATGAAGAATGTGTTCTACATATCCACCAGGCATCGCATTGTGAAATGCTGCCTTACCACTAGCTGGTGCAAACATCATTCTATCTTTGAAGTCATCGTAAAACTTCATAAGGTTTTCTTTTCTATCATCACCAATGTGTTTGTTAATAACATCTATTAGTGTTTCCCAATTCATTTGTATTTGTTCTGCTGTTAGTTTTTTCATTTTACCTCATACCTATCTTTTGTAAATTTAATTGTCTTTTCTTTTCTTAATCTATTTCTATAAGATGTGAAAGATATTCTCACACCCCAATTTAAATAATCTAAAATATCTGCTTTAGAAACAGATTTCTTTTTATGAATAAAATCTAATATTCTTTTATAAGAATCTGTTTCACCTATTGTTGGTAAGTTATTTATCGTATCATTCAACATATCATTGAATTGATTAATAGCTGTTTCCCATTTACCTTGATTGAACCTTTCCAATGATTTAACACTCCACTCATCTCTAACATCTGGTATATCTAATAAGTTATCTAACTTATCAACAAACGCATCTTCATCATAATATATTCCAGCATCACCAGCTAACTCGTGATAATAATCATCATCGGAAAACATATAAGGAACTCCAACACTCATACCATCAGTTGCCGATATAGCCCATCCACCATATTTCTGTTTAGCACATATACCAACATAACAACTTGATAGTTTAGAAAAATATCCAACCCTATCATACTTATCGTTTGTCATATACTCCCTCTCAGGAGTATCTGCTAGTGGCACCCATAACTCAAAGTCTTGTCGTTGTTCCCAAAGTTTATCCATCTGTTTTAAAACCCACGGCCAATTTTTATAAGTGTGTGGTCTGTGATTATA